ATCCGGTATCGGTGGAACTTTTGCAGAAACGACTCTATCATAAATGTTAAAAGACTTTACAACTTCAACGTAAGCAATAGAGGCATCAATACCGACAAGATAAACAAAATTCTTAGGGTCTATTGTTCGTAGAGCATAACCCCAAAACCCTAATCCACAACCAATATCTAAAATAGTATGGTCTAACTTTTGTGGTAAGTATTCTAAATACTTTCTATCTATCGCGGTTAGATGGTGTTTCATTACGTTTTCTCTCCCAATACTTAGAAATGAATAAATCAACTTTTGGAGCTTTTTCTTTTAATTCATCCAAACGTTGAAAACTAACAACGTGCCAACCATCTAAAAGAAAAGGATAAACATGAGTTTTAAATGAACCTTTAAACGGATGAACTGCAATAGATTGTAGTTCATTACCGCGCGCAAGGATGTAAATTCGTCCTCTTGTATTCATTTATTCCTCACATCTATCTTAAAGGTATAATAGTATTCAAGCTTGTGTTTAACCAGTAAATCATTATAAAGTTTAAACAATGTATTCAATGATTTAGTAGCTGTTTCTTTTGCAAAATTCGCTAATTCATCAGGAGTTAACGAATTAAGTTTATCAGCAACAACAGCAGTAGGAACAGAAAATATATCTGGTAAGTCCAAGTGTTATATCTCCTTTGGTTCATCTTTTCCTGTTTCTTCTTCAACTGGTTCATCAGTTCGCTGTTCTTTGAATGCACGTAACAGTTTTTCAACTTTTGCTACTCGTTCTCTTAGCTTGAAATACACAATTATTACTAACGCAAAAATCACCGTTAATAACAATCCAGTTTGGAAACCTACCCAACCTTCAACAGTCACAGTTAATTCACCTACTCCTCTAATCTTTGTTCTCCTATATCAAGTTTTCCTAAATGGAATTTCTCTATAGGTACTCCTACCAACTGGTCTAACAGCGATTTCTGGAAATCTTCAAACCCGTAAGTTTCTGCTTCATGGTCGTATAAATCAATTACTTCTTTTAAGTTAAAACGAAACGGTTTACCTTTTAATAATCCTTGCGTATCTGTAACAGTTACTTTAAATGATTCAGGAGTTACTTCTCCTAATGGTACACCTCTTGGTGCAAACAGCGAATCAGAAATACTTCGTAAACGAATTTGAATACTCTTAAATCTCTGTGTGGAATACAATAAATCCCAACGTTCCTTTCTACTCTTCGTGTAAATGTACGATAGTACTAACTGTATCTTTTGTTGAGATAAAAAAGAACTTATCCATCTCCACGCTTCATCCAACAAAACCTTTCCACCTACAGTAACTTTGTCTAATATCTCACCAATAAAAAATAAATGTGCTGGATGAGTGAGTTTAATGTGCTCAAAATATAACGGATAATTAGAAAAGACAAGCTCACCTTTTAGAAAAGCTTGATAACCACAATAAGTAAGCGTCGCTGTTTTACCTAATCCTAATTCGCCAATTACTCCAGTTATCACTTTTCTTTACTCTCCAATGTGCAATTTTCGCTTTACCTTTTCAAAAAACTTTTCGTCTTCTGAATACGAACCTCTGTTAGCTACTCCAATAGAGGTAAGTTGTTTAGCCCGTTTTCCACCTCTTGCAGGAGAAATTTTAAGATACTTCATTACATAGTTTTTAAGTAGAGAAGAACGCAACCATTCAGCGTAAGCTAATGCAACAACTAAAGCGTTATGTTCTCTAACCGTTACATCGGCTAATACTTGTGGCTCACCTTCTCCTAATTGTTGTATAAGATTCGCTAATGATTCTTCCATATCATGATACTTCTTAGTCATTGTATTAACCAGCTGGAAATATAAATGGGTAAATTGTCGCCATAAAGAACAACCCAATTAGAAAACCCATAAGGATTTTTACCCAATCAGATTTAATTGCAGTTATCAAGGCTTTTGCTAATCCTTTTGCTATGGTTCCGTCAACGATATTACTCAAATCTTCTGCAGTAAATTCAGGTAATTTATAATTTTCATCTTTAAAAATATTCCAAGACACTATAGTAGGGTGACCCTCAAAAGCAAGAAAAGAACGTCTTGGTATAAATTTTCGTTGATAAACTAACGGTGTAGCCGCATGTTCACCATCAGAAATTTTACTAAACGCCAACGTTTTAGAAGCTCGAACATACTTCTCAGTTTCTTTTGCTGAAAATATTTTTAAAGTATTACCTCTTGAAATGTAAAACAATGCTGTACCAATACCAGCAAATTTTAAGAGATAAATAACAAGACAAATTAGTACCACTATAGAAAGAATCATAACTATCACAGGTACTAACCCAATGTTCAACGGGTATAAAAGAATATCCAGTAACCAGTTTCCAGTTTGCATTTAATCACCTTCTAAATCCTTTACTCGTTTTTCTATCTTGCACATTCTCCAATGAAATATAAATACAAATGCAAGAATAAGTATTCCAAGAAATAAATCGTAAGCCATCATAATTTCTGTTATACTCAATTTATTCACCTACGTAAACGGTATAAATCCGCCTATTGTCTGTAATACTCCAAGTATAAAGTTTATAACATACATTATTACATCAATAATTACTTTTGCAATAGTTACATAAATAAGAATCATTTCGATAAATGGCTCTATTGATTGTGAACTTACTGAGCGCAATAACGATAAAAGCATATGCATAAATACCACAATTGGTAAATACGTTATAACGTAATATAGAATTGTTGTTATAATACTTGTCGCAGTATTTGCAAAAGGCATAGCAACAACAGGTAAACCAAAAATTAGTCCTATACCAACACTTATTAATAATGCAACTTCTATAAGTCCGGTATACGCAACAGCAAAAAAGTAATTAATCATTGTAACAACATTCCAAAACCCATTAGGTATAATCGTAGGGTCACCATACAAAAAATTAGAAATAATACCTAAAAATGTATCAATAAACACTTTCGTTAACCATGCTATTTGTATAACTTGAGTAAAGAAGTTACTGGTCAACCATGTCCAAAACGGAGTAAGCACATTATTAACAAAGTGCGTCCACATTGGCAGAATAAACGTAGCTACAAATTCAGCTACAACATCACTAACAAGACTTACTACTACTGCCCAAATATTAGTAATATCTGCTAACCATGTATACATAGCTGTTATAGCAGAAGTTATAGCGCCTAATATCGGTGCTAATCCTGTACTAATTGCAGTAGCTAACGGAATAATAATTCCGGCTAATGCGGTTTGTATCATTATAACAAAGTTAATGAACATTACTAATAATGGATTGTATGTCCACCACATACCACCAAAACGGGGTTGTGATATTCCTTCTCGTATACCGTAAAAGAACTCAACCTCTTTTATTTTCGTATTGTCTCCTACTCCATCTCCTGAACCAGTAAACCTAAATTCTATTCCCCATAAGTTTAAATCAACTTGTGACGGTGAAACTTCATATATCCAAAAATCAGTAATATCAGAACTATGCGGATTCGTTTGAATGTACGCAAATACTTTACCGGATTTCTCCACCCAAACAGCAATATTTATTGAGTCATTTTCTGCTAAGTTTGTAACCGTTACCGAATAATCTCCCATATCAACTTCAAGTTTCCTTGCTCCAGCCATAGGTGCACGATATAACCTAAAATTAATTCCACCCATAAGACCGCCTATAGGTGTTCCATTTTCTGTAAACCATTGTATATCTACTTGTGAATGTATTGCACCAGAAGCACTTAATCCAGTCCAGTTCCATTGAAACTTAACACCTTGAAATGGCATACATTTTATCTTAGAAACTTTATTACTTCCATCGTAATAATGAGAATAAGATGTATCACCTAACGTTTCATCTAATCCGGTATTATCCCAATGCTTTAACCCACTAACTTTATTAAACGGTGCATCAACCCAAACTAATTCCATATTCGTTTCTGATACATCAATATCATAAGAATAAGCGTAAACTCCAAATTGAATATCAGTTAAACGAAATGGTACACTTTCAGTGTAAAACGATTCTGATATAATTACATCATTTGTAAAATTAGTAACGGATAAATCAACAGTTCTATCTAAGGCATTAACTTCCATGTAAACCCGTAAATAAGAATCATAATTAGTATGCAAAGATGAAAAGCTTTCGGTATGAAATGCTTGTGTGCTATTCCACTGGTAATAGGAAAACTCTAAATGCGTATAGTTATGTTTAAGTTGAATGTTTCGTAATACAGAACCAGCATCATAAACAATTCGCATTACACCATAATTATAATTTTGGTTAGTCTCTTCTGTACAAGTTACTGTATTAGTCGGTTCGTTAGTTGTAAATTCACGAATTAGTACCCAATCAGTTTGAATAAAAGTACCACTTTTATAAACATGAATTGTTACATTCATATTTTCATCCGGCATGTCAGTATTATGTGTAGCCCTAAGCGAACCATCCCAATAAAATTTCGCGTCCGTTCCATCAGTAGTAATTTCGTAGAGATGAAAATTACTATCGCCCATTGTTAGAGCAGTCCATGTTTCAGAACCATCATCAGCAGTATAACTTCGTTCTCTACTCAAACTCAACCAGTAAAAGTATATTCCATCATGTCCAGCACCTAAATTTACAAGCATACCTACTACTTGATAATCAAGGTCTAATGTCAATGATGAATTACTTCTCCATGCAAAATTTTGAAGATTCGCATAACTACGAGAATCAATACTTTGCCATAAATTACCAGTACTTTGAACTTTCACAATAGAATTAGATACCGTTACAGTAGGTGCAGAATTTTCACTCCATTTAGTAGTATTTAACGAACTACCTTCAAAGTTATCGTAAAACGGAAATGTAGCTACCCCATTACTTTTATCTGTTGCAGTAGTACACCCGTAATAAATCCAAATAGTTGTAACTGCTGGAGAGGCAAGAATAGAATCAATTTCCACCCAAACGTCAATACTCACTGAATCCGTTTTATTTTCTATCCAGAAATCAAATATTGTTGTTTGGTCAGATTTAATAAATCGTACATCGTCAAAGTCAGTTTGTGAATGTGAACTTAGATAAATATCGTTTCCAGCATCTACTCCAGAACCATAATAAATATTAAAATCAATTTGATAATCTGTTACTGCACCATCAGTTGAACCCGTTATGTTATGACATTTTCTATACAGGTAAGAAGTATTCCACCAAGACAAACCAGCAATAGAACCTGACGTATAATTTGAATACCGATAGAAATACTCAAAATCTTCTCTATTTGAATCAGTATCTATATCTAATCCACGTTCAATAACATAAGTAGGGTTTGCTCTTGTTGCACTAAACCGCATTGTCGAATTTTCTTCATTCCAAGCATAAGAACCTGTACCTGTTTCGTTCCAATCATCCCAAAAAACACTATCATAAGGAAACGTTTCTAATTCATTTGCTTTAACATTTGGAGTATAGAATAGAGGTATTCCGAAGAGGAAAAAAATGAGGAGAGCAAGGGCTACCTGTTTCTTCATTTAGGGATTTCACCCTTGCTCTAATTTAGTTTCGACCAAACTTAACCATACCACCA